CCCCCCCCCCACATTCACAATGGGGCAGACCCGGATCTGGGGACACGCAACGCCGTTGGGTTGAGAGGACCGCGGCGGTCCTCAGAACAGCCAGACCAGGAAGATGATCCCGCCGGCGGTCGCTGGTTTTTTTGCTCGGCCGGGACGCTCTGCGGTAGACTCGTTCCATGCGACGAGCCACCGTGATTACCCTGGCCGGGCTACTGGCCTGGCTGCCCCCGCCGGAGACCGCCGGGGACCGCTCAGGCTGGCGCGAGACGCAGTGGTCGGCCCACCTGGCCGAGCAGATGGGGGGCGAGGCCGAGCACCGGCTGCCGGATGGCTCCCGCGTGGACATCCTCACCGACGAGACCGCCTGGGAGGTCGACTGGTGCCGATCGGGAAAATGGTCCCAGGGGATCGGGCAGGCGCTCTTTTACGGGCTGGCCACCGGACGCACGCCGGGTTTGATCCTGCTGCAGAAAGACCCGCAGGCCGAGCGGCGGTACTACCTGCGGGCCCTGGTGGTGTGTGCCCGCTACGGCATCACGCTCTCGGTCGTTGATGCCCGCTGACTTGTACGGATCAGAAACGGGTAGAGCTTCCCCGCCGGCTTCCCCGAACCGCCACCAGGCAGCGTGTCCTCGATCGGCAGCTTCCCCAGTACCTCGGCCGCCGGCATCTTCTCGGCCGGGTCAATCGCCCAATAGACCCCCGCCGACCTGGCCCACCTGATCATCCGCCTCGCCGGCACGACCAGGTTGAACCCCTGCACGCTGGTGCCCCGCACCAGGATCCCCATCACGCGGCCGTCCTCCAGCGTGACCGCACCGCCGGAACTGCCCGGAAACGCCACGACCGTCACCTGGTCGTAGATGACCTTCGAGCCGGAGAGCACCCGGCCCGTCTGGCTCAGCACGCCGGTCGTGATCGACCCGGCACCCGGGCTTCCCAGGAGCGACCCGCAGTGGGTGAGCGGGCACCCCAGCCGCGGCAGCTTCGGGTCGAGGTAGAAGCGGGCGCTCTTGCCGATGAATCCCCGCTTGCGGACCCGCAACAGCGCGAGATCCTGCCCGTGCTGGGCATCGGAATACTTGAGCACCTCCGCGTCGATTGCCAGGCGGCCGACGATCCGCCCCTCCTCGAGCAGGATCTTGACGACCTGGGCGTCGCCGAACTCAACGACAGTCTTTTTGGACCCGGTGCGGGGGTCGACCACCATCCGCGTCGACCGCAACCCGGCCACCACGTGGGCGGCGGTCCAGATGTAGGTCACCCCGTCGCGGATCACCGCCACGCCGGAGCCCTCGCTGCGGCCGGCCTGGATCGTGACCGAGACCTCCTGCAGGTAGGCCGGAACGTCGGGGATTTTATCCGGTGGGGCCGCCGCCGCCGGGATCACCTCGGGCACTATCACCGCGGCCACCGCAATCGCCAACCAGCATCGTCTACAGGTCATCATCATCAGTCTCGCCTCCCTGCGAATTGGTGTCGCGGCGTATCCGGTAGGCCGGCCTGGTGACCACCCGGCCGTCGACGGCCTCGCTCCGTTTGCGCGACACGATCAATAAACCCTGCGCCTTGGCCTCGGCCAGCACCCCCAGCACGCGGCGCCGGTGGATGTTCCAGATCCGCTCGAGCTCGCCGGCCGTCCATCCCAGATCCCCGTCACCTCCCGAATCCCCGAGGGCCTCCAGCTCGGCGAGCAGGTCATCCAGCCTGATCGGATCATGTCGTGAGTGGCTCATTCTGCTGGACTCCTGGAGACGGTCCAGACCCGCCGCCGGATCTCGACCTCGCCGCCCGAGGTATCAACCACCACCCCGCCGAACTGCGGCGACTGGATCCGCCCGCCGGCGGTTTTCCAGGCAAACGGCGTCTTGCCCTGCCAGCCTGGCGTGACCACGCAGGCGGCGGTCCCGCTGGGCACCCGGCCCCGGGAGGAGCCGGGGACGTGCCCGGTGGGGATCTCGGTCATGATGTAGCGGTGCCGGTGGCTGCGGATGATCACGTCGGCGGGCCGCCGGCCCCAGCGGGCGCTCTCGGCGAATGTCTCGTGGAGCTCGCGGTAGGGGGCGGCCGCCTCGGATCCGCCGCCGCCGTCGATGTGGTGCAGGCAGTGGATCAAATGACTTCCGACATACTTCCACAATTCGTAACGGGCGAATTGGCCACTGCCGGAGGGGATCGCCCCGAGCATCTCGGCCAGTTCCTCCTCGAGGTGCCCGCTCTTGCCCGAGTGGGCCTCGGTGCCCCGCACGTGGTAGTAGCCGCCCTGGGCACGGCCGACGACCGGCTCGAGGATCTCCCGGGCGATCCGCACCTGGTCGAGCAGGTTGTGCGAGACCTGGGTGGTGGTGCCGTGGTGCACGCCGTCGATGGCATCACCATTGACCACCAGCGCCCAGGGCTCCCCGGCGGTCGCCTCGGGCACGAACTCGTCCCAGAACTCCCGCCACATGCCCCACAATTTCTGCTGCAACTCGCTGGGGAGGTAGGTGCCCCCGTCATCGAGCGTCACGCCACCCGACGGACACAACCCCACCCGGCAGCCCGCGTGCAGGTCACTCACCACCACCAGTCGTTTGACAGTCTCGCTCACTGGATCCCTCCCTGGTCCCAATAAGATTCTCCCCCGCCTCTCGTTCGAAATGCGGGCAGCTGCGGCACGAGCCGCCGACCCCCTCCACCTGGCCACCGATCACGCAATCCCCCAGGATCGTGCAGGCAAAGACCTTTGCCCGGATGCCGCCGCCTCAGCCGCCGCCGGAGGAGCAGGTCCGCAGGTGCTCGCCGCGGTGCCGGCAGGAGGCCGGGTCGGGGTGTAACGGCCTGGCCGCGGCCGGCTCGATCACCTGCTCGGTGGCTGATTGCTCGTCCCAGGCGGTGCGGTAGGCCCGGCACTTCTCGGGCGTCAGCACCGTCCCCTGGCAGATGTCAAAGAGCCGCCCTATCTTCTGGATCGCCGGGTGCCGCCGGCACGCTCCGGGGTCCGTGCAGAGGCACGGCCCGCCGGGTTCCCCCTCGTAGTCGGCCGGCGGCACCACCCGCGGCTCGGCCTGCGGAGGCACCGGACCGGGTGACTGCCCCCGCGTCACCCCGGCACGGGCCAGGTCAAACAGGCTCACCGCGTCGGCGATCTTTTCAAATTCGATCCTGAGCTTCCCCCACGGCCACTCGTCAAACTGCCGCCGGGCCATCTCGTAGAGGCCCTCCAGCGTCTGGCCGCCGCGGTAGTTCTCACCGCGCCGCTCGTAGCTGGCCGCGACATCCTCCCCGTCCCGCACCACCCAGAGCAGCGTCGGCTTGTAGATACCCAGCACCGGAAGCCACAGATCCAGCGTGTGGATGAAACGGGGGTCCTTGATCACCCAGGGCCGGGCCAGGGCCTCCAGGTGATCCCAGCCGGCCGAGAGGTCCAGCTCGCGGGTCTGCCAGGCGGTCTCGTTGAGCTCGCGGATCCCGGGGTGCTCGCCGAATTCCTCATCCGCCGGCCCGGCGTAGAATCCCAGCGCCCCGAGCATCCGCGAGACGACCGAGGTGCCCGAGTGGCCGATCCCCATCACCACCACCGAGCCACTCGCCTCCAGCGGCTCGGCGGCCGCCCCGACGTGCTCGAATCGGGCCAGGTTGTGCTTGGAGCGGAAGAGGCCCAGGAACTCCGCGGCCCGGCTGCGGTAGCTGGGATAGTCTCCCGGCTCCTGCCGCTCGTGGCGGGCCACCAGGTCGGGAGTGTGGGCCACCTGCCAGGCGGTCTCCAGTTGCAGACGCAGGAACCAGTCGACGTGCTCGCCCAGTTTCAGGGCCTCGTCCCAGGGGCACTCCCGGGCCGCCGCGGTCCTGAGGATCCCCCAGTTAAATACCATGTCGCAGAGCCGCCAGCGGGCAGGTCCGCTCTGTTGCATCGGGCCGCCGGCGGGGACCGCCCGCAGCACCTGGCCCTCGGGGGCCGTCTCGAGTTGGAACCGCCTCGCGTAATGTTGCATCTGCTGACCCACCTCCAGGCTGCCGCCGATCATCCCCAGCTGGGGATTCTCCTCGAGCACGGCCAGGGCGGCCGCCAGGTCGGTGCGGTCATCAAAGACAAAGTCCTCCTCGCAGAGCACCAGGTAGTCGGTGGTGCACTGGTCCGCGATCCAATTGCGGCAGGCCGAGAGGCCGCAATCCCGCTCGACCTCGACCAGCTCGATCCCGCTCCATCCCTCGAGATCGGCCGGCTCCCAGCCGTTGTCTGCCACCAGGATCGGCACCGCCGGAAACCGCTCGCGGATTGACTGCACCAGCCGCTCCAGGCACTCCGGTCGGTTGAAGGCGGTGATCCCGATGGTGAGATCCTGCAGGGAGTTGTCCGCGTCTGTCGACATGGGCTTACTCGGTGACCACGATCGTGATATTGGCCCCGGTCGAGGCCACGCCGCAGCAGCCATCAACCGAGATCGACTCAAACACCACCTCAAAGGGATTGCAGTCGCAGGTATTCGCGTCGGCGCCGAACTCGCCGCCGGAGCTGCAGGCGTCAATGAACTTGACGTCCAATCTGAAGTCCGAGCAGCCCCCACCGTCGACCGTGCAGCTGAGCGTCAACTCGATCTCGCTGGTGCAGAAGTCCGCCGCACCCCACCAGTCCTGGGTCGCCGGCCGGTACTCCAGCGTGACCGTGACGTTGTGAGCACAAGGGCAGTTCCCGCCATTGGAGATGGTCGCCGTCAATGTCTGGGCCAGGTTGGCCCCCGGACAACACTTGGGACCAGGCAGCAGGCACAGCTCGCAGGGGAAGCCGTCGCAGCCGGCGGGCAGCTCATCGGGGCAGACCAGCACGAACTTATTGACGCAGTTGCAGCAGTAGGGGTAGGGATTCTGATACCTGATATTGGCGTCGGCACTGCCGCTGCCGGTGGTGTCCAGCGACAGCAGCAGTGTCACGTCCCAGGGACTCTCGCCGTTGATCGTCAGGCCCCAGGCCGGATAGGCCCCTCCCACCTGGTTGCACTGGTCGAGGTCGATTCCTTTCCAGGTGCAGTCAACGTCATGATAGACAATGTGCGGCCCGGCCAGCTGATCACAGCACCCCTCATCCCCCTCGATGTCCCCCAGGAAATCGGGGATCATGAAATAATACGAGGGCATGCAGTTTTTGCTGCTGCTGGTACAGGTGGTGATCGAGCCGTTCCCGCATCCGCCACAGCAGCCGGAGAGATCATCCCCGCCGGCCCCGCCGATCGTCTGCACGCACTTCTCGATGATGAACCACTGGTTGTTGTGGTCGACGATCCAGACATAGTCGCCCACGGCCAGCGAATCAGCACAAATGTCATGCGCGTAGTAGTTGCCGGGCACGTCCTGGTAGGTGGTGGCCTGGAATCCGACCGTCTCGGTGTAGCTGGCCGCCACGAAACGGAACTTGTGCGTGTTGCCCTCGACCTCCATCAGCTCGCCGAGGGTGACGCGGTTGCCCGGGCCGCTGACATCGGCCCGGCGGTGGCTCTTCTCGCCGCCGGCGGCGCCGAGTGCTCCCCGGACCACGCGCGCGATCTTCTCTGCGCTCGCCTTGTCAAATCCGTAGGTGCTCACCGGGGCTCAGTCCTCGTAGATCCGCAGGTCGATGAGCACCGCGGCGGTATCCGCCACCCAGCGGATCGTGATGCCCGGCTCGAGCCGCAGCATGTGCACCTCGCCAGACTCCAGCCGGCCCAGGCCGACCATCGCGGCGCCGCTCTTGGGGCCGTAGGTCACGTAATTGGTGGCGTCGAGGTTCCGCATGAGGCACCAGCCCAGCGTGCTGATGTCGCCGGTAACCACGTCCTCCTCGGAGGTTCCCACGCTGACCACCGCCGACTGGGCGCCGATGGCCGCCTGGTCGAATTTCAACTGCCCGTGATCAACCCGGTCCTTGAAGTTGCCGTTCTCGACCCTGGCCAGGACTGTCAATGAGATTTCGTCTGCCATGATTGGCTCCCGTTTGTGTGTGTCAGTTGATCGGCAGGCCCAGGGCGGTGAAGTCCCGATCCTTGAGATAGACCTGGTATCGAATGAAGATGCTATCCTCGATCGGGGCGTCGGCCGGCTCGAGCTTGGCCCCGGACCCGTCCAAACGCACCGGCTCGGTCACGTGCTGGCCCTTGCCGTCGACCACCCGTAGCCGGGCCTGGCTGGCCGTGCCCGCCTGGTTGATCGTCTTGATCTCATGCGTGCCCTGGTCGAGCAGGTCGCGGACCCACGTCTCGGTCTTCTGGGCCACCTGGATCTCAAACGGGTAGAAGCCGACATCATTCTCGTAGGTGTACTCTCCGATATTCATCCCGTTTATGCGTAGCTCGTGCTTCTCGAAGTAGATCCCCGCGATCAGGACCCGCGCGTCGTTGAGCGCGTCTCGATAATCCATCAACCAGGTTGGGATCGTGGCCAGGTTTTTTTTTGCGGTAAATTGCCAGTTGCTGCTCTCGATCTCGATCGGAGGGTCGAACTGGTCGCCGGCGGAATTGACGATCGGCCCCTCGACCGCCGAGGGAGCCGGCAGGACGCTCGAGCCGCCGGCGGTCACCGTCTCCATCTTGATGCCCTGGTGGGCGACGTGAGTGAAGGCCTGCGAGGTCCACGAGAGCTTCCAGGGCCGGTTGAGCGGGTTCTCGTCCGGCTCATCATCCTCGTCGATCTTGTTGGTGTAGGTCGCGGTCACGTCCCACACCTCGCGGGAGGCCTTGGCCCGCTTGACGCTGATCTTGTCGCAGAATGTCAGGATGTCGACGGGGTGCCGGCTCCACAACAGCGGGATGCCCGGGGTTGAGCCGATCTCCGCCGGCGAGAGCTCCGGGTCGTCGGTGATCACCCGGAACTCCCGCGCGTAGGTGCGAACCCCGTCATTTTGCATCGAGCCGGTCTGACCCGCCCAGGTCTCGTCGACTGATAACACGCCCATCTAGATCACCACCGGGGTTACGGGCTTCAGTGCCTCGGCCATTGCCTCGACCGCGTCGGCGGTCCGCTCGGTGTGCTCAGCGGAGGCCTCGCCGGCGTCGAGGATCTTCTTCTGCCGCTTCTGCTCCGAGGCACCGCGGATCTGCTTGGCGATCGCCGAGAAGGCCGCGGCACTGCCACGCTGCAAGGCCGCGGTGCCGCCGGCTGCCCCCTTGGTGTCGGACTTCTCATCACCGCCCAGATCCACCTCCAGCGGTGCGGTGAGCTCAAGAGTCGGGGATTCTATGACCGGCTGAGGCAGCTCGGCCGGCTTTGAGGATTCCAGCAGCTCGGCCCGTCGTTTGTCGTGAAACACCTTGAAGTCGGAATCCAGCTTGGCCTCAATCCGTACGGCCTCCTCACGCAAGGTCTGCTCCATCGTCCCCATCTGTCGCTCGGGGATCTCGGGCAGTTTCTGGATCATGTTCTTGAATCCCTCGGTGAGTGGGACCAGCGCCACCTCCCAGTTGCCGGTTTTCATGAACTCCCAGACCGAGCTGAAGACCGCCCGGATATTTTTGCCGAGGTTGATGAACCCCGTCAGCACAAAATCCAGCGCCGTGCGCCAGATGCCCTGCCAGTTGTCGACGAACCAGTCGAACAGTGCCGGCAGCACGCCGACAAAGAAGTGCTTGATCCCGCCGGCGAAGGCGAGGACCCCGGCGTGGGCCTTGAGGAAGGCCACCTCGGCGATCGTGCCAAAGTTCTTTATGTTGAACTCCAGGGCGATCATCATGTCCAGTACAACGTCTTTGGCAGATCCCATCGGCCCGACGATGGCCTCGGACACCCCCTCAAATATCTGGGTTGCCGCGTCGAGGACCATCTGGAACGTCGTGGCGACCACGTTGGCGAACTGCCGAATCACGGGTAGCCAGGCGGTCACCACGCGAACCACGTTGGAGACCACCTCGGAGACCTTCACGATCACCTGCTCGATAATCGGCACGGCTCTCACGAAAATGCTCTTAATGAGCTGGGCGGCCCGGGTGGCGAAACGAGACACGACCGGGGTCCATTCCTTGATGAGTCCCACGATGCGCGACCCCAGGCTCTGCAAGCCGCCGCCGGTGCCCTGCATCATTTGGAGCCCGGATTCTCCGAGAGCTCGCTGGGCCGCCGCCGCCCTCTCGGCGGGATCCTTGATCGCGTTGATCTTCTCGGCGATCGCCGCGTACTGATCCTCGGGACTCATACGGGCCAGGTTCTCCACGCTCAAGCCCAGCTCCCCAAACCCCTTACGGGCAGCGTCGAGCCGTCCCGCGTCACCCACCGCCAGCAGGCTGCCGGAGACGGCGCCCGCCTGCGAGCCCAGGTTTCCCAACTCCCCGGTCACTGCCGAGATGGCCGAGCCCATCGCCCCCAGTCCGCTGCGGGCGCTCTCAAACATCGGCATCACCGCCGAGAAGACGGCGTCAATCATCCCCACCATTGCCTGGGTCCACTCGCCAAACAGCGGCGCCCAGCTCTTCAACCCCGCGACCACCTTCTTGGCCATCACGACCAGCTTGTCCGAGATCGCCGTAAAGACCGGGGCCAGGTGGGCGGCGAACATCCGCACCACGCCGGTGACCGCGCTCTTGACCCGGTGCCAGGCGTCGTTGGCGTCCTCGATCTTGGCCGCGTCGATCGCCGAGAAACTCAACCCCAGGTCACTCGCATCCCTGCGGGCCGCCTCCATCGCCGCGGAGCCCCCCTCGAGCATCGGGATCATGTCCTGCCCGGATCGGCCGAACACAGCGTAGGCCGCCGCGGCCCGTTGCGCCGGATCCTTGATCGCCTTGATCTTGTCGGCGATGGCCCCGAATTGCTCCTCGGGGCTCATCCCCGAGAGGTCGTCGACGCTCAGGCCGAGCTGGTCAAATCCCTTGCGGGCGGTCGCAATCCCGGCCTTGGCCTCGCCCAGGTTGCGGGTCATCCGCTGCACGGCCTTGTTGACCGTCTCACCCGAGACGCCCGAGAGCTCCCCGGCGTGGCCCAGGGCCACCAGGCTCTCGGTGGCCAGCCCGGTCTGCTTCGAGAACTTGGCGATCTTGTCGATATCGTCGAACTGCGCCAGGACCGCCCCGATCCCCTTCTTGAAGGCCAGGAAGGCCGCGGCCACGCCTGCCACCTTGATCGCCAGGCCGCCCAGGTTCTTGCCAAAGCCGGTTGAGAGCTTCGAGCTGTTTTTGATCCCCTTGGAGAATCCGGTTGTCACGGCGCCGATATTGACGGCGAACTTGCCGATCGACTTGGCCATCAGGTGCTCCGTGACTTGTTGACGTTATGGAAAAACAGCTTGAGACGCTCGGCGACTTCCTCGCGGGACTGTTGCCGGGCCGCCCGCCGGCCGGGGATGAACTGCTGGGGGTTGAGAGTCCGCTTGGACCAGGGTGACAGGCAGGCGGTGGTGATCGTGGCCGCCTGCGCCCAGTCGTCGCCCCACGGATCGAGCTCGTAGAGGGCCATCCACTCGGTGAACTCCCGCGAGTCGATTGATTGCTGGGCCTCCTTGACTGATGTGTGGGTGACGGTCCGGGCTAGGTGGAACCAGAATCGTCGCTCTGGGTTTCGGTAAAATCCGCGACCGCCTCGTCCAGCGCGTCGTCCTCCATTCCGTTGAGTTTCATCGCCGCGTGGTAGACCGCCTCCAGTTGCCGGGCGCCCTTGGCCTTAAGCAGCTCGAGATCCGCCGCCTCGGTCGGCTCAAATGGCTGGTCCCCGCCCTCATCGACCAGGCACAAGGCGCATACGAACGGCAGCAGATCCTGCATCGCCGCCTCATCCTCTTTCACCTCGTTCCACTTCTCGACCAGCTGCTGCCGCTCGCGGCCGGAGATCACCCGGACATAGACCGGAAAGTGCCAGCCCTCGATATTGACCGGCTGACGCTCCAGGTCGTCGGCCGCCAGGATGGAATCTCGCAATCGGCTCGTCATCGTCAACTACCTCTCAGCACGGGTGGGGGTCATATCATCGGCCGGCTGTCCCCTGGGCCGGCCTCGACGGGTTCCCGCGCGTCGTGGTCGTAGGATCTCACAGATGGGATCAGGCAAACGTCACGTCACCGGAGACCTTGATCTCGGCGGAGGCGGTCATGCGGTCATCAATCGGGATCGAGCTTGAGAAACTCGTGAGGAATCCCGAGAAGGCCGCACTCGATGAGTCCGGGTAGGTGACGGTGACCGTCTCCGCGGCGCCTGAGATCGGCGGGGCCGTCGCTGGCACGTAGGCGATCTCGACCGAGAGCGTGCCGCCGTCGATCAGGTCGCTGGGTATGTAGGTCATTCGACCATCCGTGGTGGTCATGTGAGTCGTATCAATCGGCTCCCGGCTGAGGTCGGGACCGTCGACCGAGATGACCTCGGCGAAAAATCCGGTTGAGAACGTGATAGTTGTGCCGAATCCGCTGTCTGCCATGATTTAGACTCCCGCGAGAGAATTGGTTTGCGTGATGGTCTCGAGTGCCTGCACCCGACCCTCGATCACCATCAGGTGGTCGCGGATCTCAGAGGCGCTCGCCGTGTAGGGTTCCCCGTCGATCGAGACGATCCGGTCGACCTCGAAGTCCACCAGTTGCCCCGTCTTGCTCTTGGCCTGGATTGTGATCATCAGCTGGGCACCGTTACGTTGTGCATGACCTGCACCGCCACCGTCTGGCTGGGCTGCCCCAGCTCGCCGCCGTCGGTGGGGGAGGTCCTGCTGTCGCGGGTACCCCGCCAGAAACTCGCCTTGACCGTCTCGCTGCCCCAGCTGCCCGAGTAGCCGTCAACCTCTTTCCGCACCGTCTCGGCCAGGTCCGCCGCATCCTTCTCACTGTCGGCCTCGCAGACGATGTCAAAGACTGTCTCGGCCAGTCCGGTATTGCCGGCCATCGAGTAATGGACCTCGCCGCCGCCCTGGTCGACGCGGAGGTGCGGCCGGGCCAGGCCCTGCTCGGGCAGGCCGGGCCGGATCCGGGTCGAGACCAGCGCCGTCACGGGCGACTGGGCCAGCAGGTAGTCGATCAATCCCTTCTTGATCGTCACTTGGCGTCCTTCTGTTTCTGCAGTTCCTTCACGATCGCCGTCTCCAGCTTCTTGACCATCGCCCGCTCGGCCCGCCCGCGGCTGTCTTCCAGGGCGATCTCCATGAACGGGTAGCCGCGGGAGCCGGGGTGCTGCACCGTCACCTGGCCGCCGGAGGGCAGCGTCAGCTCGATGTCGTGGGCGGCGGTCCCCTCGTGCACGAGGTGATCGTGCGGGCTGGCCTTGTAGCGGGTGCCGATCGTGCCTACCGGGATCTTGTCCTTGCCGTAGCTTTTTGTCTTGTTGATGATCGACTTGTAGAGGTGGTCACGCGGGCTGCCGTCAGGGGTGAGCCCCTCGCCCTGGGCGTTCTGCTTGACCAGCTTCCTGGCGGTCTTGCGGACCTCGCCGGCGGCGGCGTTGACCGCCTGGCGGGCCACCTTGGCCTGGATCTTCTCGGGCAGCTTCTTGAGCTTGCCCGTGAAGGGCTTGATCCCCTCGATCGACACGCCCTGTTTTTTGCTCCACGCCATTAGACCGACTCCCTGCACTGCAGCTCGATCTCGCGGCGGCGGCCGGCCTTGTCCACCGCGGCCAGGATCTCAAACGTCCTCCCGTCGAGGATCACTCGATCCTTGGGCGTGATCGTGCGGCTCAGCTTGCTCGAGCGGATCGTCAACAGGTGCGTCACGTCGGCCCGCATCCCATCAGCGGCGGCCAGCTCGCGGCCCGAGAGTCCGCGGAGTGCGGCCCGCGTGTCCAGCAGCAGCACCCACGAGGGGGCCGGCTCGTTGTACGAGTTGAGCGTGGTCTCGTCGCGGGTCTCCACCCGCACCGGCTCTCGGAACATTCCCGCGACCATCAAAACACCCGGTTGAGTTGGAAGAGGGCCTCGGCGGCGAAGTTGGTCTCGTGGCGGCGGGTGACCGACGCCTCTCGGTGCTCGTAGAGGTCAGCAGCCCGCATCAGGATCTCGTGCCGGTGGGCACGGGGCACATCGGCGGGGTCACCGTAGCCGGCCACGAAACGCACCGTCACGTCGTGCACGTGTCCGCGGGTGCTGGGCCAGCTCTCGTCGTAGGCCGGCTGCAGGCGGCCCGGGACGCTCGAGGCGTCGACCGTGTAGAGGCTCCCCGCCAGCGTCGTCTCCACGTCGTCGAGGTCCTGGTACTTGACCGAGGTCACCGAGGCCGCCGGGGACCGCGGCAGCTCGATCACGCCGTTGCCCGAGGGGAAACGGTCGAGCTTCAGATCCCAAGTGGTCGTGACGAAAGTGCGGTCCTGGACCTCGCCCAGGAACTGCACCACCGCAGCGATCAACGTGGCCAGGTAGTTGTCGTCGTCGGCGTGGTCAATGACCAGGTGGTCCTTGAGCTCGTCAACGGTGACCGGCTCCTGGGTGGCTGCCGTCACTTTGACCAGGGCCATTAATTATCATCCTCGCCGGCGGGGACTTCGGCCTTGTCCTTGACCGCCTTCCGCCGCTTGACCTTGCCCAGGGGGTTGATCCAACCGAGCTGAGTGAGCTCAGAGACGTGGTCGTCGGGCACCTCGGCGGTCTCACCCGCCGAGAACGAACCCATGACACCAGCGAAGGAGGTGAGGATCTCACATTGCATTTGTCAGGCTCCGAATCTCGGTGGGTGATTCCCGCGTCGGTCAGGCTCTAGGCCTGCACGAGGTGCTGGATGGCCTCGGCGAGCACGACCTTGCCGTCGACCCGGCGGTGCGCCCGGAAGGCGACCTGGCCGTTGGCGGCGTAGAGCTCGTCGAGCCGCTTGAGCACTACGCTCTCACGGTCCGCGATCCAGTACTTGCTGAAGTCGCCGAAGAGCACGGTCTTGGCACCCGTGCCCAGGGCGGGCATAGACTCGCTGGTGTAGACCGGGCGGCCGAGGATGTTGTTGGGCTCGCTCGGCTGCAGGCCCGGCTGCCAGATGTACTGGCCGTCGGAATCCTTCAGCTGGCGAACGGCCTTGAGGGTCGCGTCGGCCATCAAAAATGCGGCGTTGTTCCGGTACTGCCGCCCGAGAGCGTGGTAGAGGTCGATGACCTCGTTGCCGGTGATCGCCCCGGTGGCCGCGGCGGTCACGCCGGCGGTCGATCCACCCACCGCGCCGGTCGGCTTGCTCGAACCGTCGCCGTCGACAAACGCGGCCTCTTCCAGGGCCCCGATCCGCCGGCCCAGCTCACTCGCCAGGTAGCTGGAGAGATCGAAGCTGGAATCGTTGAGGAGCTCGTCGGCGACCTTGATGATCGTCCCGGCCTTGTACGCCGAGAGCGTCACGATCGAGAAGGCCTCGTCGCCCTCGGTGAAGGCGGCCTCTTCGGCCGTCCACGCCGCGGCGCCGTGTGAGCTCACGACCGGGATCTCCATCGTGCCGCTGGAGGTCTGGATCACGTTGCCCAGGCTCCGCATGATGTTGGCCTCTTCCAGGGCCTGCACCAGCTCGG